GTGGACGATCCTTTTAGTATCTTAATTTCATAATTACCCGCTACGTTCTCTTTTACAGAACCGCCTTCACTCAAGTCATTTTCCAAGAACACTGTCTTGTTTGTGTAGGCATTGGATTGCAACTTCATTTCATTCTTGGCTTGTATTGCCATGTTCTCATCTGACTGAATAGTGCATACACCACCGACTTGCATCTGGTAGTTACCATTCACTCTATCAAATCTATCACCTTCCACTTCACTGTGCATATCTCCTTCAACATATAGATTAACGTCACCAATAATATGCAATGCCATGCGGTCAGAATTTACATCCTTACCAACCTTTATAACAAGATTATGGTCTGATAGAATATATGTATCATTATACGAAACTAGGTTGTTATTATTTTTCTCATCTATGTTGAGAAAATTACCATTTGCATTGAGCAAACGTATGTATTCACCATCCTCAGTATTGTTCATCTCGAACATATGACCCGCAGATGTTGCTTGCACCCAGTTGTATGGATATTGTATTTTTACATCAGGTGCTTCGTTTGGATTGTCCGTGCCACCTGTAAAGGGATTAATTGCCATCAGTATCCACCTCCATATGGAGAACTAGGAGAGCTTGGTGCACTTGGAGCAGATGGAGCACTTGGAGCACTTGGTGCTGAGGGAGTCGATGGAGTAGAAGGTGCACTTGGAGCAGATGGTGTGGTAGGTGTAGATGGAGTAACAGGTGTTGATACTGGATCTGCAACTGTCGGAGTTGACACCACTGTATCTGCACTATCTGTTGTAGTTGAAGTATCTTGAGTATTTACTAAATTAAATCCTGTATCAAGTGATGCAACTTCTTCATCTTCTATCATAGATTTTATCATAGGATGACCCACACAGTCAATATATTGTGTCAATGGTAAAACATTAATCTCCTTGATTTCTCTAGGACTTGTATATGTGTATACTGTGCTTAAAGATGCTCCTGTTCCAGTTCCACCTCTAGATCTTTCTTCAATAATAGGTTTTACAAAACCTAATACTGCCTCAGTTATATTTGTTGTAACGATTCTACCTTGGGAATCTGTTGTTGCGTCTCCAATTTGTTTCTTCTTATCTCCTATACCTACTGTGATTATTGGGTCGATATAGTCTCTACCAACATTAGTTACACTAACATCTTCTAACTTAGGAATAATGTCGCCACACTTAGCATAAATTGCTTTTGCATTTGGTGGTATTACAAGTGTTGGGAATTTATTTGTAAAATTCAATATAAACTCATGCCCAGATTTTGTTCTGACAGGTAAACCAACAGTTAAGTTTGGATTGAATGAAGGATCTATTGTCGCAAGTAATATATTATCCTGATCATACTCTGTATCTACTACCTGTAATATGTCAGGATTACCTGTAGTAATTTGCTCTATATACTCACCATCATTAACATGTTCTTGTAACCCTATCTTATTAACTAAGATGCCATACTGTTCTTTAGGACAGAAAGTGTCAGCAGGATCAAATCCATACCCTATGCCAGGATTAATTACTTCAATAGAATCTACCTGACCATTTACAATGTTAGGTTTGAACTGAGCACCACTACCTTCTGGTTCATTACATGTAAACTGTGCTCTAACTTGTGCTTCTAAACCAACACCAGATCCTTTTTTCTGCATGAATACACCAAGAATCTGTCCTATATCATCAACGATAGGTAGTGCCTTGATAGGACTAGTTGACTTTAGATTATCCCATACCATTTCTGGGAAGCATGGTTTCTTGTTTAGTATAGAATTAGAACAATTGACTGCTGCACTCGCTATGTTACCCGCAGAGTCGTAGAAGTTAATACCTTCAAATTTCTCAAGAGGTCCTCGTGTATCAAATGCCTTAGATGTTAAACCAGTCGCAATACCAGCTGCACTATTAAGGTCAACAAGTGCACCACTAGCAGTATTGAATATTTTCTTTACGCCATTACGATCAACAGCAGGAACAAATCCATTTGTGGGTATGCCATTACCTATAATTGATACAGAATTTGGTGGTTTGACTGCATACTGTGCAATTTGTTTTGCTGTTGCATCATTGCCTTTTGCTTTTGCACCAAGACCTGTCTCAAATACAGATGCACCAATAGCACATGACAAAGCACCATCACAGAATAGATCTATAAAGTCTCCAACCTTGTTAAGTAAGTTTTGTATTTTATCTCTTGCACCTTTAATAGCACCTGTCACACCTTTCAATATACCCAATGCACCTTGTATGCTATCCATCAATTTTTTCATAATATCACCAAGCATATTCTGAATGAGACATAGTGCGGTGTCTAATACGTTTTCTACTAGATCACTAAGCATACCTTTGATAAAGTCACCTAACTCTCCTATCATTTGTTTGAATAGACATGATACAAGGTCACCAACATCTTTTAATTGTGTTCTGACTGCAACATCCAACTCTGGATCTGGAATACTTAGATTGGCAAGTCCTTCCTTTACAAGTTTGTTAGTCTCCTCCATGACCACGCCCTTGATGTTAGCAGTAATTCCTGTAAGTTTCTTTTGTATGCGTTGTGATACTATATTAATTTCATATTCTAGGTCAACAACTTTACCAGTCTGTTTGTCAATGAATTCATCTATATCATTCTTTTCTATACCACGAGCAAACTTCATGAACTCTGCCATAGGACCTTCGAGTTTTGTAGCAGTCTCTGATCCACATTTACCATTACCAACTTGAACTGTTACTTTTTGTTTTTCTGTCGCTGCCTTTTGTTTTTCACTCTCTCCCTTTGCAGGTCCTCTTTCATTCTTATCATCTACAGTTCCTTCTTCATGTTTATGTCCATCATTTTTAGTAGGTGCTTCATCTACACCAGTTTCTTCATTTTTCTGTATTGTACTACCAGTGTTTGCAGCAGAACTACCGTCTTCACCATGATCTCTTTTAGAATATGTTGGAGTTGTTAATTGTGCAAATCCTTCCTCTCTACCACCTTCTACTCCATAACCACCACTAGGATTTTCGTCAGTAATACTTCCCATAACAATAGGAATTTGTGCTGACGTTCCATCCATAAAGAATCCAACAACCCAACTATTGACATGTAATTGATGTATGGATCCAACACCAGAACGTTGTGAATATATTGGGGGCATCAATACCTGTGCCCATGGTAAGTCTTGTGTTGGTAACTCCTTTCTATTCGGATTGTGATATCCTACAATTCTAACCTTTACTTTGTTTGTCCAGTCAAAATCACTATAGTCAAAATCTCCTAAACCATCTTCTAGTTCAGAATTCCAAAACTTGTTGCCATCATTCTCTACCTGTCCAACCCACCAGTTGAATCCTTCTCTACCTATAAAATTAGCGACATTTTCATTCATGATTCTGCCTCTTCATCTTCTGCACCATCGGAGTCGGTATATAATGTTGCTCTAGTTGTCATTTTATCTTCACTACTTTTAAATGTTCTTTCTATTCTACCAATAACATATTTACCAGAATTTGCATAATCTTGCTCTCTGTCACTTGTACCTTTGTAAATATCCAATTGCACGACCTCTCCTATTTCTAGTGAGTAGTCTGATACAAATTCTACTACAACTTTCTTGTTGTAAAATAATTTTTCCCTAAGACTGGATTGTGATAGTTGTTTTGTAAATCCTTGTGTATATGTTCCAGAGGTAAACAATGCAGAATCTGATATCTTAGACATGATTCTAGTATATGTCCTGTTATTTTCAAACCCACTGAAGAAATCAGGGGTGTTATTAGAGTTCATAAGACTAACATCCTGATAATATTTATTGATGTTGAAGGGATATTCCTGATACTTCATGTTCTTTAAATCTAGAGTCATAACATTACTTGAATATGATCCTAAATTTAGTCCTGCAAGTAAGTCAACTGATGATTCGATTGTTAATCTATCAATTGCAAGTATACCTTTATCATCTTCTTCTTCCAATTCTTCACCCTCATGTCCTATAACCATTCTTACTACAGATGGTTTATTAGCGAAAGAATCATATGACACAAAATTATAACCTGATCTTGTCTCATAAAAAGCATATCCTGCAGTCGCTGCCTTACCACTACCTTTCGTAGCTGGTATTGCCCTTGATGCCAACCATCTTATTGCTGTAAATGGATTCCAGTATGGTGATACAAATGAAAAAGTATTAACACATGGTTCAAAATTTACACATCTTTCTTTGGTAACTCCTAGCAAGTCTTCTAGTATTTCTTTTCTAACAATATCATGTATTTTCTTTCCTGCACCTTTACCAAATCTACGTGATACTTTGTTGCCCGCATTGTTTAAAAAATCCGTCCGACATAACATTAGCACTGCCGAGGACTTACCACCTACGTTTCTCCTATCTTGTATATCATAAACAACAAAATCACCACCAATCTCCGTTGCATTATCAGCATCTGCTATACGAATGAATACGTTCTCCATACCTTGTAGTTCTGATAAAAAACCAGTCTCACTATCTGTTACTTGTATTTCCATAAGAGTAGTAGCAGACATGATATCTTCAGTGTATCTGACATACAATACCTGATTGACTCCAATGGGAGGATAATCCGCAATGAAGAAATCTACTAGTTGAAAATTAGACTGTGTATTGACTGACATTAGAATTGCGAAGTGGTGTTGTATACATCAATGTAAGGTGATCCTTTGATTTTAGGATTAGCAAGTGCACCACCCTCTGCTTGCTGTGGTGGTGGACTCTTAGATGCTGCTGC